TGCACTACAGGAAGCATTAGCACGAATTACGGCATTGGAGAACGCATAACATGACTAGAGCAAGAGATTTAGCTGCTGGTACTTTTGAACAAGCCACAGGCGGTGTGCTTAAACTAGAGACATCAGACACCACCGTTACAGATGGCAGTGTGCTGGGCAAGATTGAGTTCAAAGCACCTGACGAAGCTAGTGGAACTGATGCTAATCTAACAGCCGCAGCCATTGAAGCTGTTGCTGAAGGTACATTTGCAGCAGATAATAATGCTACTGAGTTGGTGTTTAAGACAGGTGCTAGTGCGGCTGCTGATGCTAAGATGACGCTGACGAGTGGTGGCGAATTGCTTGTTGGCAAGACTGTAGCGGACAACACAACGGTAGGCGCAAGAATACTTAACACAGGAAGAATGACGCTTGTTGCGTCTGCTAATGATGTCTTAACACTTAACCGCACAACCTCAGACGGTGACATTGTTGCATTCCGCAAAGCTGGCACCACGGTGGGCAGTATTGGGGCTTTTGGTGGTGATGCTTACTTTGGGACAGGCGACACAGGTCTTATTGCCTACGATAATGGGAACGCAATACTTCCGTTTAACACGGCAACCGGTGCTTACGCAGATAACTCTTTGGATTTTGGCGTAGCAACTCAACGATTCAAAAACGCCTACCTCTCTGGCGGTGTTTACCTTGGCGGCACTGGGGCGGCTAATAAGCTAGATGACTATGAGGAGGGGACTTTTACTCCAGCCCTTGCATACAGCACTGCAGGAAACTCTTCATTTGGTTATAACGCAGCCGTTGCTCACTACGTCAAAGTTGGAGACATTGTGCATTTTCAACTTAATGTTCGCCTAGCTTCTTTTACGAAAGGCACTGGCAGTGGTAGCATTTTGGTTACTGGACTACCTTTCACAGCACATAATACAAGTGGCTATGCTACGGCACAGGTTTCTCTCAGCCTATATAGTTGGCCGTTTAGCAACATTCCTAGTGCTGCTGTAATTGATAATGCAGCTTATGCCGCACTTAGTACAATGTCTAGTAATTCAGCCACAGCCGTACTTAGTGACCCAACGTCTGGGTCAATGGTTTGGTTGAGTGGAACATATAGAGCAGCTTAAAAATTAACCCTGTAGGATTGCAGGGTCGGACAGTCCAACCATCATAGGAGATAAACCGATGGCACTAACAGAAACAACACTAGACGATAAGATCGAAATCGTAGGCGACTACAAGCACATCCAAGTGCGTACAGCAACGGTCATCAAGCGTGACGATGTTGAGATCAGCCGATCCTTTCACCGCCATGTACTAGCCCCAGATGCTGATACATCAAGCGAGAGTGCAGATGTACAAGCAATAGCTAATGCTGTGTGGACAGACGCAATTAAGACTGCCTATCAGCAGATGATAGACGCACAGGCTGACTGATGTTAGGTTTTTCCCCACTAGCTGACAACTCTATAGCGGGGTTTGACACGCTAAATTCTACTGTTACGGGAGTTCAAGCTACTGGTGCCGTGGGGACAGTAAGCGTTGACACAGAAATATCTGTAACAGGCGTTCAAGCTACAAGTGCGGTTGGAAGCATACCATCTATAAGCGCTGAAATATCTGTAACAGGTGTTGTAGGAACAGGGCGCATTGGTCAAGCATTCCCGTGGAACCAAATTAAACCTTCGCAAAATTCGAATTTCTCTAATATAACACCCTCGCAAAATTCAAATTTCTCTGGTATAACACCGTCACAAACACCGTCTTGGACAAATATCGCGGCATAGGATAACAAAATGGCTAGTACATATGTAAACGATCTAAGGCTTGAAGAGATTGGTACTGGCGAAGCGTCTGGTACGTGGGGAACCAAAACAAACGCTAATCTTGAACTTATTGGAGAGGCGTTTTCTTACGGCTCTGAAGCCATCGCAAATGCGTCCACACACACTATTACAATAGCTGATGGAACCTCTGACCAAGCGCGGTCATTCTATTTAAAATGCACTGGCGGCGGTCAGGCTTGCACGGTAACGCTTGCGCCCAACACCGTTTCTAAGGTTTGGATGATTGAAAACGCAACAGGTGCAACGCTAACTTTCTCTCAAGGATCAGGGGCCAACGTTGCTGTTGCCACTGGCGAAGTAAAAATGATTGCTACAGATGGCGGCGGTAGTAACGCTATTGTGTACGATCTGTTGACAGACGCTAACTTAGCAGGAACCACGGCTATTGCTGCTTTAAAATTGGCAGGCACAACGGTTACGTCTACAGGCGCGGAGTTGAACTATAGTGATACAGGGGCGTCTGTAGGAACTGTGGTTGCAAGTAAGGTTGTGACAGTAGATGCCAACAAAGATGTGTCTAGTTTTAGAAACATAACTCTTACGGGTGAGTTGGACGCAGCATCGTTAGATATTAGCGGCAACGCGGACATCGACGGTACGTTGGAGACAGACGCATTTTCTATTTCGGGTACTACTGTCTCTGCTACAGCGGCTGAGTTGAACTACAATGACACTGGCGCTGCGGTTGGAACGGTTGTTGCTAGTAAAACGGTCACTGTGGACGCGAACAAGGATGTGGCAAGCCTGCGTAACCTGACGCTTACAGGTGAGTTAGACGCGGCTACGTTGGACCTTTCTGGCGCTGCAGATGTTGGTTCTACGTTAACTTTATCGGCTGGAGCAAGTAACTGGGTCGCAACTATCTCAAGTAACAACTTGGTGTTTAGCTACGGTGGCAGCAATAAAATGAAGCTGGACACTTCTGGTAACTTAACTGTTACGGGCAACATAACTGCGTATGGAAGCGTGTAATGACACTCCCTAGCTCTGGTACAATATCGTTAAACCAGATTCATGTTGAAGCTGGAGGGTCTTCTGGGTCTACGGCTAGTATTAACGACTCAGACATACGTGTTTTAATTGGCAAATCATCTGGGGCATCAATGTCCTTTAACGAGTGGTATGGCGCAAGTCGTGAGATTACGCTTCCTTCGTTAACTGCGATTAATGGTTACGATAACAACAGTGACATTACGGCGTCAGAAATTTCGGGCTTGGTCGCAGGGGGTATACTGATAATTCCCGAAGACTTTTACCTTTGGTCTAGTTCTGCGGCGGCGGCGGCTTTAATTATAGACCTTGCAAACATCACTGTTCAGAACAGCGGGTTTATTGTTGGTAAGGGCGGCGGTTTAGGTTCTTCCCAAACGGGTGGACCTGCCATTAGTATAACCTCTTCAGGGGTTACAATTATCAACAACTCTGGTGCCTATATAGCTGGCGGCGGTGGTTCTGGGGCGCAGGGTAGAAACGGTGGACCGGGAAGTGGCGCTGGCGGCGGAGGACAGACAGGCACACCAACGTTAGGTGCAGCGGGTGCAGATGGTGCTAATGACAGTCAAACTGGAGGAGTAACAAGGGGTGCTGGCGGTGGCGCTGGCGGTGGCGGTGCTGCGGTCACTGTATTTGGTGGCGCTTCGGGCGGTCAAGGCGGCTATATACTTCCCGGAGTAGGTGGCGCTGGCGGTAGTTCTGTTTATGGAACCGCAGGTACTGGTGGCTCTGCAAACAATGTAGGTGCAAACGGAGCCCGTGGTGGCGATGATGCTGGTGGACCTACAGATTCTAGCGGCGGCGGTGGCGGCTGGGGCGCTTCGGGCGGTGGTCGCGGAACAGGTGGTACTGGCGGTGCAGGCGGCAAGGGAATTGAAGCCAACAGCAATAGTTTTACACTGACGAACAACGGTACTATTTACGGGGCGCAGTCGTGAGGATGCCATGCCATTAACAAAGTTACAGTTTAAGCCCGGAATTAACCGAGAAACCACTTCGTATAGTAACGAAGGCGGCTGGTTTGATGGTGATAAAGTACGGTTTCGCATGGGATTTCCTGAAAAAATAGGCGGTTGGGTTAAAAGCTCAGACAACGCTTTTCTTGGAACGTGTCGTGCTTTGCACCCTTGGGTGGCTTTGTCGGGAGAAAAATATATTGGTGTAGGCACAGGGCTTAAATACTACATTAGCGAAGGCGGCGCATACAAAGACATTACACCTTTACGGGTGGCGTCTTCTGCCGTCACGTTTGCAGCGGGTGCTGACACGTTAGACGGGGCCATTAGTGCTACAGCGCAGTCTATTGTTCTGGATAGCGCCAGTGGGTTTCCTACAGGTGGCGGACGTATTCTTATAGGCACAGAGCAAATAACCTATGGTGCCATAAGCACTGCTACACTGACGGGCTGTGAACGCGGCGTTAACGGAACAACGGCAGCAGCGCATTCTGATGGTGTGGCGGTAACGTGCTGTACTCTGTCTGTTACAGATTCTGATGGTCATGGTGCTTTAGAGAACGACTTTGTAACTTTCTCAGGCGCGGCAACTCTTGGCGGCGTAATTACCGCAAACGTTTTAAACCAAGAGTATCAAGTAACGCACGTTGTCAGTGCCAGTGTTTTTCAGATAGAAGCTAGGGCTGTAGCAACTATCTCTGAGATAACTACAACGTCTGGATTAAACCCAACATTTGTTTTTGCTAACACAAGCGACAGCGGTAATGGCGGCGGTTCTTCTGTGGGCGCGTACCAGATTAATACGGGGCTGGATACTTCTGTGCAAGGCACGGGTTGGGGTGCAGGCACTTGGGGACGCGGTGCGTGGGACTCGGCTTCAAACCTTACGGCTGGCGGCAATACTCTTCGTATTTGGAGCCACGATAACTTTGGCGAAGACCTTTTGATGAATGTTCGTGATGAAGGTATATTTTATTGGGACAAGACAAACGGCGTTACAGCAAGGGCGGTATCTCTTGCCAGTTTAGGTGTTGCAACAGATAATATTCCTACTATTGCAAAGCAGGTATTGGTTTCAGACAAAGACAGGCACATAATAGCGTTTGGTTGTGACCCTGAAACAGACATTGGCACACAAGACCCCTTGCTAATTCGTTTTGGAAGTCAAGAAAGCCTGACAGATTGGTCAGCAAAGGCCACTAATACAGCGGGTGATTTGCGAATTGGTTCTGGTTCTGAGATTGTAACCGCTGTTGAAACCAGACAACAGGTTTTAGTGTTTACAGACATATCGTT